GTCATATGAAAAACAAAAATCATACTCCTCTTTTGTGAGGTATTCTTTTGTATTCATAATCTCTTCAAACCTAAAATATTCCTGTTCTGCAATGTAAAGACTTTCTGGACTCATCATAACCTTAATTGTTTTAAATTAACAAATGAAACTTCGTGTCCCACTTATATGTAAATATACGAAAGATATCCCGGGTAGCCAAATTTTTACGCGGAGATCTATAAAGAAAATCTTGATTTAAAAGCGTTATAATTTTGCTCACTTTCTGCTTGTGTAAGATTTTTATCATATACATGGATCATGGATATTGCACCACTTCCAAATGTATAACTACTATACTTATTAAATTTATTAACGTCAATTTGATCCATATTAACACTTTTAAACTCCATCATCATCCATTCATCGGTTCTAATAAAATCATAAATGTTAGCACGTTGTATAGTGTTAGTGTAGAAGGTAGGAGTACCGAAAGCGTTGTTGTAAAATTTATTTCCTGTTCTGAATGCCCCTAGGTACGTAGATGTTGTTGCACCTTGCCAAAATAAAGCTTGTACATCGGTTGTTCTCATCCAAAAAACGAAGGTGCATGTAATACTATCTGTTAAATTATTGTTATTTGTCATCCCACCATTGGCTAATGAAAAGTAACCTGATGAATTCCAAGTAATACCACTTCCATCTAGGGTAAAGTCATTATTATTACCTGATAAATCAGACCAAGTTGTTCCTGTACCCGGGTATGATCTTTCTGAAGCAGCATCTAAAGATAAAACTAATCCATCTGTTATTATGTGTGGTCCTCCGTATGTTCCCATTATAGTCCGAATCTTGATTTTTTTGCGTTAAAATTTTGTAAAACTTCACTTGCGCTTAATGTTTTTTTATAACAACTAAACGATGCCATTTTTCCTCTAAATTTTCTCCCAGAATACCCTGCTATTTGGTACATACTTTCACTTGACCCCCCGGAGGCTGTAGGTTGGGTATATTTTAAAACACCATTAATATAATGTCTAACATAGGTTCCATCCCATGTAGTTATAATATGAGTCCATTCATCATAAGGTACTAACCCACTTGAGGATGCTCTCCAGTAATCATTATCAAAAGCATAACTCCAAAATTGAATTGAAGTACCTACAATTTCCCAAAAGTTTCTAAACATACTATGTCTACTATCTCCACCAGAAATATTATAAACCCAATTTTCTAAAGAAAATAAAGGCATACCACCTGTATCCGGGGTATCTATATTAGCAGTATTACTTCCTACCCAATTTAAACATTTTAAACCTCCTCCTATAGTAGTAGTATCTATAGAAATATCTGTACCACTATTTGTAATAGTACAAGTTTCTCCTCCGTCTGCTAAATTTTTTACTGAGGTCAATCCATTATTTAAACATCTAGGAGATGTAAAATCCAATTGTATAAATAAGTCTTCTGTTACTATGTGTGGTCCTGTATACATTATAATCCGAATCTTGGTTTTAATGCATTATAGTTTTGTAAAACTTCTGCATCTGTTAATCTTTTATTATATATTCTTGCTGTAAAATAAGTTCCATCAAAATTCATAACATTATCTGTTCCACCACCAGCTGGGTAGTAAAATGGATCATCTCCATCATCATCTGGTTGTATTGGATCTCCTGCTAAATCAGTTTGACCTAAATTAACACCATTATTATAACCTATCACATTACCATCTCCGTTTGAATCATCAATAACAGTTAAAACAGTATGATAAACATTACCAGTTGAAAATGTAGTTGAAAAGTCAGTATATTTAAGGCCTTCATTAGGAGATCTTTTACAAAAAGTTAATTGTGTAGAACTAAACTGCATTAAGTAATTTAATGTTGCATAACCACCTTTAGCAATTAAAACATTTTCTAAACCAAAATAAGTTGATGATGCAAAACCCGAAGGTCTCCAAACACATTCAAGAGAAAATGCAACATCACCCGCTGTAGCATCAAAAGTTATAGGTGAACTATCTCCAATATTTTTATCAATATTAGTTCTAGTATTTGCTGATCTTGAAGTTCTAGTAATACCCCCATTAAAATCAGTAGTATAGCTATCTCCACTTACTGAACCAAAACTTTCGATAGTACCAGTGTTTAAATTTCTAGTTATATCACTAACAGAAGTACCACTACCTGGGTAAGATCTAGGTGAAGCGTAATCTACGGCCCAAACTAAACCACTTGTAATAAAAGGCCCTCTTGCAAATCCCATTTAATAAATTATTTAATTACAACAACATTCACAATTACATAATGTTTTGCAGTTACATTTAGTGCAGCTACAACCTGCAAATATAATTTCATTGTCCATATTTAATATGTTTTATTATACATATTAGACTTTTCTCTTTGAAGACGTCTGGAATGTAGAAGTATAGGGAGTTAGTTTTGGGTTTTCAATATTAAATAGTGCTCTTACATGACTAAAGATTTCCAGGTTTTGTTCTTGTGTACGAGGTGACTCGTGTACTTCCCAATTTTTACCTTTTAAACGTTTGCCAGATTTATCTTCACCTCTAGATTTAGATTTTAACCATAAAACTCCAATACGATCAATATCTTTACCATAACATTCTTCATAACACTGGGAATATACTGCACTTTGCAAATCATATGTCGTTTGTAAATGATTAGATGTTTTAAAATCTATAATCCATCGTTCCGTTTTACCATCTATTTCAATTTCACATACTAAATCGCAGGTACCTGCTACTTGCATTTCATCTGAAAATAAATGTACTTCCGCTTCTATTAATGTTGGGTTATAGGTTTCCCAAAAATCTACAAATCTAAGGAACATTTGCCACACATGAGTAGGCATTTTAGGATTTCCATTATCATATAAAAATGTAATTTCTTTCCCATTTAACCAATCTTCAATCATTTCATGGACTAATGTACCCTCTTCTGCTGCTTTCTTAACAATCCATTCAGCACTATACCCTACTTTTTTAAGCCAGTCTTCAAAGTACTTACCTTTTGGATAAGAACTTAAAACATGAGTAATAGAAGGATAATATTTTCCATTACGTCTGTAATACCTAGAATCAGGCATTGTAACTTGTTGGTAATCATCTGAAATTTCTAATAGTCTTTTGTATGATTTTTTGATCATATTGATAGTTTTTGTTCCATTAAGTCATAGTAGGTTAATGGTAACGTTGTTTGTATAAGTTTAGTGAAATTTTCGAAACCCATTTCACTCGGGTCCTTATCTTGCATATCCACAAGATAGACTTCTTTACCTTCCGCCATTAACCTCTCGCAGAATTTTAAAGCTTGTTTGATTGCATCCCTATCTAATGCAATGTAAATTTTATCTACTACAGATGTAACTATCTTTTTCATTAAGCTACTCTGTATATTTTTCCCTAATAGTGGGATTGCGTTTCTTTTTATAGCCATGGCATCGAACAACCCTTCACATAAAATTACTGGTACATTCCAGTTTATTAAATGTTCGTTAGGTATTACGTCTCTACTTGCTGATGGGTTTCTATATTTAACATATGGTTCTTTTTCAAATGAACGAGCAGTAAAATAATTTAAACTACCCTTTGCATCATATGTTGGAATTATAATCATATTTTTATATAAACCTGATTTACAATAACCTATGTTGTACTTGAGAATATCGTATTTACTCACGTGTCTATTTTTTAGGTACGCAGTAGCATGTCTAGCCATTATATCGCTGTTATCAACGCTATCTAGGCCAATATATTCATCTGGTAATACAACGGTAGATACGACTTGTGTTTCCTTAATTGACTTAGAGGATTTAACTAAACTACCAAGTTCTACAAATTTATCTGCAGCGGCTTTAACTTGTCTAAATAGATTATATATAGTAGTACCTCTAGCATCACACGCCCAACAATGCCATTGATTTTTACCTTCACGGTTTTCAGTTAAATTAACCTCTAATTTAGGTTTATGATGGTTACATAAAGGGCAATGGTAAGCATAGTTATTCCGGGCAGTAGCTTTGCCCGAACCCAATACTGAATTCACTAAGGTAACTAATAACTGATTAACCATTAAATTTTTCTTAAGGGTGATTGTGCAAATTTTAAATAGCTACCATTAAATATATGATCTAAATCAAGATCTACTGATAAAATAATTCTTGGTTTTGTTCCTTTATGTTCTACTGAGTGGTAATAATTACCTCCATCTTGGAAAGCAAGCCATTCCCCTTCTTCCCAGGTTTTAGTTTCTTGTATATTTAAATCAGCATCAGGGTGTTGTTTTGTTATAAAACATTCCCCATCAACATCAACTCCTATATGACATCTTAAAAAATTATTTGACCATCCTTTATGAGGTTCAATAATACTACCCGGGTCTAATTTAGATATAAATGAATTTCTAACCCATCCTTCTTCCTCTCCATGTTTAATAATTTTACTATATGTTGGAATAAAACCCTTTATTTTAGGTAATTTATTGTTTATTTCAGATTTTACTTCATCCTCTTCCGTTAATTCTATATGCTCATGAGCAAATTTACTTAAGGGAATAGCCTTCCAATCATTTTTGTATAATTCACCATCATATAATTCATTTGATACCTTATATTTAGGATAATCATAAAATTCATGGGTTTTAATATAATCTAAAATTTCCTTTTGAATTTGGGAAAAATTTGCTTTTATTTCCTGTAATATTTGGATTTTATCTGTTGGGTAAAATAAGGGTTCTGGATAGTTAAATGGTACTTCTAACACATCTTCTCCTAAGAATTTACTGGGTGTTGCATCTACTCCTAATATTTGTTTCCAATAACGAGCGGCAAGTTTAGCTCTAATTTGAGCCTTTTCTCCATAACCCCTTAAACATATAATATTAATATGTTGGTAATTATCACATACCCAGTAACCTATTGTAACTTGGGTAGAATATAGTCTATATATGTTAAAAGAATTAACTACATCTTCATACTGACCTTCAACTAGTTTAAAGTCAATATCCTGCCTAACTAATCCGTCCTCACATTCAATAATTCTAATGTCACCCTCGTATTTGAGGTCGTTGTCATCATCATAAAAAGAATATCTAATGTTACCCTGTGGGATACCATTTTTTATTTCAATATGGTTTGATTCTACTTCCCATTCAAAAGGAGGATAGGTATTTTTTGCAGCATATTTAAGTGCCGCTTCCCTCTGTTTAAATACTAAATCTTTTTTGTCCATTTAAAACTATTTTATATAGCCCAATATACAAAATTATTTATGCGTATCCACGAAGCTTTCAACTTCAATATCTATTAAATCTTTTGTAAAAAATTTACCTAGAACATTGTCGTTAAAGAACTCATCCGGTTTTTCTAATACCTGATATATCATCTGGTATTTTAATTCAAAATATGTTAGTGATTTTTTAGTAGGTGCGCATTGTAATATAATACGTTCGAATTCATCTTTTTTTCCTTCTAATAGCAGTTGTTTAATATCTTTTTGGGAGCCATAGTATGATTTCCAATCTGATTCTTTAACTGATAATTTGTAAGATGGGCGACGGCCAACTACTCCTTGTAGTTTAGCAAGCTCTTTCTTTCCTAACTTAACTTTTTTCGTAAACTGTAATATTTTTTTTCCAATATATGCTTTCCCAGTGGGCTTGTGTGTAACTATGTAAACGAAACCGTAAGTATTGTCTGGAAATTGAGAGATATCGACCATATCATTTGATTTGTAGGTCCAACTCATGTTTTTGATTTTAATTAATATAACTAATTTGTGATTATAAATATTAAGTTATTATTACTAACAACCTACATATATATAACAATTTAACTATCTAGAGAATTAAATATTTTATTATTATCAAATATTTCACTTAAGTCATTATATGGGAGATTATGTATCTCTTCAGATAATGAAAAGGGGGCATAAGCTGCTTGTTCATAATTCATTTCTTTAGTAAAAGGTTTTGCTTTAATGTTGTTATGAAGGTTGTAACCAAAAATTTCAGGTTTTGTGTTTGACCAACAAACTGTAGATTTTAAATTTAATGAAGCAGCCATATGTTGTGCAAAACTGTCTATTAATAATCTTTTATCTGATAGTTGTAGTAGTACTGCTATACTTCTAAATCCATCTAATGCTTGCATAGTATCGGGATATATCTTTTGATCCTTTCTTTTTATATGGATAATAGTATGTGATTCTTTATACCTATCAATTATAGCCATTATAGTAGGATCGGGTAAATCTCTAGTCCAAGAATATTGGTAACCTAAACCAGCAGGCCCACCAAGTGGTTGTATAGCTAATATGGGTTTATCTGTGGTATAATACGGTTTAAAATAATCTAACTCAGGTTGTGTTATGTATATCTGTGGTTGTTCATTATTATAGCGTAAACCGTACAATTCACACCAAGTTTTAAATAAATGTATAGGTTTTTCTAAAATATAATCAGAAGTTCTATATGGTTCATTTACATATATCTTACATTTTTGGTCCTTAATGTATTTAAGGTAAAAACCATTTGTATTGTTAATATTATAAATTTCATTAACATCCGGATTATTTAAAAAAACATCATGAAACCCAGTTACAACTACTAAATGGGAGTTTTTATAACGTTTTTTTATAACTTTTATCATTGCTGTGGCCATAATAGACTTACCAAGACCACCTTCTATTTGAAATATAATATTCATTTATAACTTTTTAATTTAATTAATATACAGAACTATTTTATGGTTTCCTAATTATCCCAAGGAGTTCCTGATATTGGTAGTTGGGAAGTAGCTATAATAACGTGCTCAGCTATAGATGAGGAATTAGATGTTTCTATAGCATTACTATCTAATCTTCCTTTAACCCACTCTATAACTATTTCTTCAGTTAAATCTCCAAAAGATATAAATGATGGATTTGAAGGGGACCCGGTTATCTCTACCTCTGCTGTTGATCTATGAAAGAAGTTTGATCCTGTTTCATGTTCATTAGAGGAAGGAATGGTTGGAGAATGAAATCTAGTTTCAGTATTACACGTAATTTGTGTTACTAACCCACTAGATGGGTCTCTTTTCATATCAATAATTTTCCAAGTATGTTCCATTGTGTTTTTTATTTTATTATAAATATTAATTTAATTTACCTTAAATAATCTTTCTTTTTAATTATCCAATTATTATTAAAAATAATAGAATTAGGTGGTGCCTGTTCTATATTATCACCCCCTATAAACCCATTTTTATTTATTATAGGTAAATATGATAAAATTAAAGAATGTATATCTTCTTGTTTTCTATTATTAATATATAAAAATGAAATGTTAGAAAAATCTTTACTAACCTTTATAGGATCTTCTTTTATTTTACTTATATTATCAAAATGAAAGGTATTGGAATGAAAGCCTATTTCAACATCCTTCCATGATATATTATTTTTTATATTAAATGTATCTTTTCCCTTTAAAGGATCTATAGCATATATATTACTAAATAATTCACTACATCCAAAATAGAAGGTAGATTCACCTAAGTGACTATATAATTCTACCATTTTAGTATTAAGGGGTAAGTTATTAGATAAATATTTTAACATTTCAGATAACCCAAAGAAGTTGTTTTTATTAAATTTCTGAATACCAAATTTAGGCTTTGTAAAAACTATCTCCATGTATTGATTTAGTAAATCTTCTGGATGTTTTAAATATTGAGCAATTTTTTTATTTATAACATTACCCTGATCATTAAATGATATACCTATATTACCACCACTTTCTCTAAAATCATTATAATAAGTATCAGAATCAGCATTTTGTGTATCAAGTGTGTCTGATTTTTGTCTAATAATACTTTGTTTAAGAGTAAAAGAGTTATGGGTATTATATAATTGTTCTAAATATACATCAGCAGCATATTTAATAGGGAGGTAATTATCTGATAGATATTTTATTGTTTCTTTTTTAACTATATAAGCGTGTGCACCATGGTAGTTGGCATTAAATCGGGGCATTGTTAAAAAATTACCAATATTTATACCAAATTGAAATTCAGTTTTTTTACCCAAATGAATTAAATCCCAATCATATTGTTTTATTTCATCTAAAATTTGTTGATACTCAGGGATATAATTTTGATCTTTAACGAACTCACATATAGGATATACATCATCCTCTAAAAACAAGGCATTTTCTACACCATCCATTAATGCTTGATCCCAGGCTTTTTTATGTGATAAAGCACAAGCAAATACCCCATTAGTTATCATCCCATTAGGATCAAAAAAAGATGTATTTAGTTTTCCCTGTTCTATTAATTGGTGGTGGGATAGGTTTTTTCCATCTATAGCCTCTATAAAAGTAAAATCTGTATTTGGAAAGTCTTTAATAATTTGTTCTTTCCTATCTTGTCTACGTTTTAAATTTATGACGTATATTTTATCAAACCCTAGTGTTCTGTGTTTAAAATCCATTTAAAAAGGTATAATATTTTTCTTTAGAAAGGCTATCATTTAACTCAAGTAAACCTTTTAAAGTATTAGTTAATATTTCTTTTAAATAATCAGGGGGGGTATTTGTAATTAAATTAATATTATATTTTATTGATTCTGGGGTACCATTGGATTGAAAGGGGTATGATTTAAAAAATGAAGAGGTACCTGTGTTTTCTGTAAGAATAGGGACCATACCATTTAAAATACTTAAAAATGTAAAGTAATCAAATGAATCATAAATAACAGCACTATAATATATATGGTGTGAGCTAAAAAATAGTTTTGTATTTTTTAACTTACCTTTAAAATTAATATTAGGTAAAGTACTTGTTAAATCATTTATTATACTTTCTCCAAATATATCCTCTCTACCATGTGCTCCATATATATTTAAAGAATAATCTTTTAGATTGCCCATTATATTTGAGAAGTTTAAAAACCCATTACTTATAGAGGGACTACAGTTAGTACCTATTAGTTTATTAGGTTTAACATTTTTAAATTTAATTTTGATATCCTCCTTTTTCCCTAAGGAAGGTGGAATAATAGTTAATGGTTTTTTGTTATCAACAATATAATAATCCTTAAAGAGATCTTGATCTAATTTATTATAAAATATAAAACCATCAGCACATTGATCGTAAAGTAAATTTTGTAAATTTTTAGAAAGACTAGTAAAGGGAAAATGAGAGTTAATTTTTTCTTTTAAATATATTTCCTTATGTTTTTGGGGAACCATATCTATAATAAATATTTTAGGAATGGTTATACTATCTAAGCATTCTTTATATATATTAATATTAGTAATTTTATAATCAATTAATACTAAAACATGAGTATAGTTTTCATTTATGTTATAGGCAGTGTTAGTTGTATTAAAATTAAAAATGTCATTTGAAGGGATATCTAAAGTAGAACATAATTTATTAAAAATAAATTGTTCATTTACATATCCCCTACTATTGTAATTTGTGATTATACTTAATTTCATATAACCAATATAATAAAAATATTTTACATTTCCTAGTAATTTATTGAGGGTATAGTTTTTAACCTACTTTAAAAAGTACTTGCGTCAAATACTCTGTATTTTAATTTTATAGACATGCTAATTAAATTACTTGGGGTTGCATTGTTGAATGTTCTAACTAAAAATGTTGATTTATTAGTGACATATGACCTTCCATCATTATTGTACTGAGGTAAATCTCTTGAATAAAATCCATAACTTGGATTTGTAGGTGCAACAGACATTATTTCGTTTATCTTACCAGAAGGTATTCTTGTTATACCTGCAGTAGCAAGAGTATTAGTAGCTTGTCTTACTTCAAAAGCATTAGTAGACATAGTACCTGTGCCACTATATTTTATCATCCAGTTAGATTCTTCTACAATAACAGCTTTGTTAGTTCCAGGAGCAGATAAAAGAGTAACACCACTTGTTGTACCTGTTAAAGCATCTAATTGAGCTTTAGTAAATGTCCAAGTTCCTTCTTGTGATCCTTTTACAACATTACCACTTGGATCAACAGCTAATAAAGCTAATGTATCTTTTACTGCATATGGGACTTGAATTGGGTTTAAACTACCATTTGTTGCAACTGATGTAGCATTATAGCAAGGGAGAATTAAACACTCTGTTGTTACTCGTCCTTTTATGTCAGCATTATTCATATATGTAGTACAAATACACGTAGAAGTAAGGTTAGCACCTATAATAAAGCTACAATTATGACTTGAAGCAATTGTATTATTATACCCCATTATTCCACTATTAATTGCTGTAGCTATGGAATTTGATTGTCCACCTACAATCATACTCCTTCCAGCATTAGTACAAACACAATTATTAAATCCTCCTCCTATAAAAGAATAACAAGCTTGACAACTTTTATTACCGTCTCCACCACCAATAACAGAACAACAAGAATTACAAACACTATTGCTAACTCCCCCTCCAATAAAACTAAGTTTACTACATGATCCACCTATGAGGTTAAGGCATCCCCCAACAATAGAGTTAAATGGAGAGTTTCTAATGGTATTGGTACAACCACCCCCCACTACAGACCATGTAGAACTTTGTACTAGATTGGATTGACCACTTCCAATAAAATTCATACTACAACCATTACTACTTGCACCTAAAATTGTGTTTTTACAACCACTTACTATAGCATTATAATAATGAGTTCCAGTAGCACAACATATTTTATTTTCTGTTCCCCCTCCTATAAACGCTGATAGTTGTTTTTCACAAATTCTATTACCACTACCTCCTATAATAGATGAATAACTTGATGAAACATGGTTGGAAAGTCCACTACCTATAAATTGGTGATCTCCTAAACCTGCCTGGTTACTATCACCACCTGCTATAGTAGTTTTACAGTTTGAAGAAAGTATTTGATTTGATTGTCCACCTAAAATTGAAGAGTAGTTACTACAAGCAGCTAAGGTGTTGCCTGATCCTAAAATACTTGAATATGTTGTTCCAGAATTAGTGTGTAATTGACCTACTACTATTCCTCTTTGACCTGAACTAAATTTAAAATATTCATTACCACATATATTTGCTCCTCCGGTTGCTGTTAATACATAACTATCTACATTACTACATATAGTTGCAGCACCTGATGAACCACTTGATCCTGAAGATCCTGCTGTACCACTAATTCCTGATGTTCCTGAACTACCTGAAGTACCACTTGAACCTGACGTTCCAGTATTACCACTCGTTCCTGAACTTCCTGATGTTCCACTACTTCCTGACGTACCTGAAGTACCACTTGTACCACTAGTTCCTGAAGACCCACTTGTACCTGATGAACCACTTGTTCCACTTGAAGCAGCATTTGCTTCGTATCCTATATTACCACTTGAATCTATTACTAATACATCATTACTGGTTGTTATATTAGGTAAGTTAGGGATACTTAAGGTTCCATCAATCGTTGTTAAACCTGAACCACTTACGGATAAGATTGGAACACCTGATATATCAGATGCTGCAAATACTGTCCCTAATAAATCGTCTGTTACTGAAAATAGTTGACCCTGAGATCCTTGTACATCTAGTACTGTTGAACCAGAAGAATAAATTTCTACTACTCCAATTCCATCACTTCCAATATCATTTGTAAGCTTCATAAGAGGAGTATCTGTAGATGTAACACCATCCCCTACTGAAAAGTTAAGACCAAAACCTGCACCACTTGATGTTGGGGATATCATTCCATAAGTTTCTCCACCTAATGATAATCCTATATTTCCACCATCTACTTGTAATCTGTTGTTGTCAAATGCAGCATATGCACCTATTGATAAACAAGTACCATTAAATGTTAAATTAGCTTCGGCATTTAATTGGCCTTGAGTCCCCGTTGATGTAGTTACTCTATCATTACCTAAATTTGTTATTGTTGCTGTACCACTTGATCCTGAAGAACCTGATGAACCTGAAGTTCCTGATGAACCACTAGATCCTGATGAACCTGAAGAGCCTGAATTACCACTTGTTCCTGATGAACCACTTGTTCCTGATGAACCTGAAGTACCTGAAGTACCTGAAGATCCACTTGTTCCACTTGAACCTGTGTTACCTGAAGATCCTGAAGAACCTGATGTACCACTTGTACCTGAAGAACCTGATGTTCCAGATGAACCTGTATTACCTGAAGTACCTGAAGATCCACTTGTTCCACTTGAACCTGTGTTACCTGAAGATCCTGATGAACCTGATGTTCCTGAAGTACCAGATGTACCACTTGAACCACTTGTTCCTGATGAACCTGTATTACCTGAAGATCCAGATGAACCTGAAACACCACTTGTTCCTGAAGAACCGCTTGTTCCACTTGAACCCGTGTTACCTGAAGATCCTGATGAACCTGAAGTTCCGCTTGTTCCTGATGAACCACTTGTTCCACTTGAACCTGTGTTACCTGAAGATCCTGATGAACCTGATGTTCCTGAAGAACCACTAGATCCTGATGAACCTGAAGAACCACTAGATCCTGATGAACCATCATCTCCTCTATCACCTACTAAAGCGAAAGAAACAATTACCTCTTCATTATTAGTAAATGGAGATGCAGCTGATGATGCTTGTTCGTTTATGCTTATTGTCCAGTATGTACCTAAGTCTGATAGGTTTGATATTGAAAATAATATAAAATTTTCTGCTGAGAATTTATCCGCTATTCTCATATGACCCTTTACTGCTGATGTAGAGGCATCAATACTCTCTAAAAATTCTTGTATATCATCACCGTCTTCTGTGGTCTGGCTAATAGTGGATATTGTAGAAATATTTTGTGTGGCGTTATTTAATTTTATATCTCCACTACCTGGATTTGTGTTAGGATTTGTTGATGTGTCAAATGTATAATTAAAAGTAGCACCACCAAAATTACCATCTTGTCCTGATGAACCTGATGAACCACTTGATCCTGAAGATCCTGAAGATCCTGAAGATCCTGATGAACCACTAGTTCCACTTGAACCACTTGTACCACTTGAACCCGTATTACCTGATGTTCCTGATGAACCAGTATTACCAGAAGTTCCTGATGAACCAGAAGTTCCTGATGAACCATCGGTTCCATTACTTCCTGATGTACCACTTGTACCTGAAGAGCCACTTGTACCAGATGTTCCTGATGAACCAGAAGTTCCGCTTGTTCCGGATGTTCCTGATGTTCCTGAAGAACCGCTTGTTCCTGATGAACCAGTATTACCTGATGTACCAGAAGAACCACTTGTTCCACTTGTACCATCTGTACCATTTGATCCTGAAGTTCCTGAAGTACCACTAGTACCACTAGTTCCTGATGAACCAGAAGTTCCGCTTGAACCTGATGTACCATTTGAACCTGAAGATCCTGAAGAACCTGATGTACCTGATGTACCACTTGTACCTGAAGAACCAGATGTTCCTGATGTACCTGATGTACCATCTGTACCTGCTGTTCCTGTTGTTCCTGAAGTTCCTGATGAGCCCGAAGTACCTGAAGTACCTGAAGAACCACTTAAACCCGAGGTTCCTGAAGAACCACTTGTTCCTGATGTCCCTGATGAACCACTTGTTCCATTAGTTCCTGAAGTTCCGTCTGTACCATTTGAACCACTTGAACCACTAGTACCACTTGAACCACTAGTACCATCTGAACCTGATGTACCACTAGTTCCTGAAGAACCATCTGTACCACTTGTTCCTGAAGTTCCTGATGAACCTGAAGTTCCTGATGAACCCGAAGTACCTGATGTTCCTGATGTTCCTGAAGAACCTGCAGTACCGGATGTACCATTAGTACCACTTGTTCCGTCTGTACCTGACGTACCACTAGTTCCTGAAGAACCGGTATTACCTGAAGTACCGTCTGTACCACTTGTCCCGTTTGTTCCTGAAGTTCCATTTGTTCCTGAGGTACCGCTTGAACCATCTGTACCATTTGAACCACTTGTACCTGAAGTACCATCTGTACCATTTGAACCACTTGTACCTGATGAACCATCTCCACCTGAAGCACCATCTAGGTTAACTTCCCAAGATGAATATTGTCCACTACCAACTACTCTAAAAGGAGGAGTAAATGTTAAATTACCATTTGCTGCATTATAAGTAACTACTTCACATTCTTGGAAATTAGTTAAATTATGCACTACAATAATAGATTGTGCTGTTGTATAAGCTAATCCAGTAGCAACAACTATAGAAGCATTAAGTACATTATTTAATGTAAATGTTGAGGTTGATTCTGTAGCATATACATCAGATACACCACTAGATCCTGATGAACCTGATGTTCCTGAAGATCCACTTGTTCCACTTGAACCCGTGTTACCGGATGTTCCTGAAGAACCAGAAGTTCCATTTGTACCTGATGTACCATTTGAACCAGAAGTTCCACTTGTACCTGATGAACCTGAAGTTCCGCTTGAACCTGAAGTTCCTGATGAACCTGATGTACCACTAGTTCCTGATGAACCTGATGTACCACTTGTTCCATCTGTTCCATTTGAACCACTTGTACCTGAAGTACCATCTGTACCATCTGTACCACTTGTTCCTGATGTTCCTGAAGAGCCGGATGTTCCTGAAGTTCCACTTGAACCACTTGTTCCGCTTGTTCCCGAAGAACCGTTTGTTCCTGATGTTCCATCTGTACCTGATGTTCCTGAAACACCTGAAGTTCCACTTGAACCACTTGTACCATCTGAACCTGATGTACCACTAGTTCCTGATGAACCACTAGTTCCTGATGTACCATCTGAACCTGAAGTTCCGCTTGTTCCTGATGAACCTGAAGTTCCTGAGGTTCCGCTTGAACCACTTGTACCACTAGTTCCTGAAGTTCCATCTGTACCTGCTGTTCCGCTTGTTCCTGAAGAACCGGATGTGCCTGATATACCTGATGTACCTGAAGAACCAGATGTTCCTGATGTTCCGTCTGTACCATTAGAACCTGAAGTTCCGCTAGTTCCTGATGAACCACTTGTTCCACTTGTTCCTGATGAACCACTAGTTCCATCTGAACCACTTGTACCACTAGTTCCACTTGAACCTGATGTTCCTGATGTTCCTGATGTTCCGGATTCACCACTTGTTCCTGATGAACCTGATGTACCATCTGTTCCATTTGAACCACTAGTACCACTAGTTCCTGAAGAACCATCTGTACCACTTACACCTGAAGTTCCTGATGAACCACTTGTTCCTGAAGTACCTGACGTACCACTAGTTCCTGATGAACCTGATGTACCAGATACACCACTTGTTCCACTTGAACCTGAAGTACCTGAAGTTCCATCTGTACCTGCTGTTCCGCTTGTTCCTGATGATCCACTTGTTCCTGATGTTCCTGATGAACCATCTCCACCTGAAGCACCATCTAAATTAATGGACCAAGATGTATATGTTCCTGAACCTACTGTTCTAAATGAAGGACCAAATTCTAAAACACCTGTTCCACTATTATAAGATATAACCTCACATTCTTGGAAATTATTAGCATCAAATACTATAATAATAGATTGTGCTGTTGTATAAGCTAAACCTGCATCTACAGTTATTGTATCATTTATTGTATTACCTAATGTAAAAGAGGTTGTTGATGTTGTTGCGTATTTATCGGATTCACCACTTGTACCTGAAGTTCCGCTTGAACCTGAAGTTCCGCTTGAACCACTAGTACCACTTGTTCCTGATGAACCGCTTGTTCCTGATGTTCCATCTGAACCACTTGTTCCTGATGTTCCATCTGAACCACTTGTTCCTGATGTACCACTTGAACCTGAAGTCCCACTAGTACCATCCGAACCTGAAGTTCCGTTTGTTCCTGATATTCCACTTGTTCCTGATGAACCTGAAGTTCCTGCTGTTCCTGAAGTACCGCTTGTTCCAGATGAGCCACTTGTTCCTGATGTTCCTGATGAACCACTTGTTCCTGAAGTACCTGATGTACCACTTGTACCTGATGAACCAGAAGTTCCGTCTGAACCTGCTGTTCCTGTAGTACCACTTGTTCCCGAAGAACCTGATGTGCCTGAAGTACCTGAAGAACCGCTTGTTCCGCTTGTACCATCTGTACCTGCAGTACCAGAAGTACCATCTGTACCATTTGAACCACTTGTTCCTGAAGTTCCTGATGAACCTGAAGTACCTGATGAACCTGAAGTACCTGGTGATCCTGGATCACCATTTATACCTGATGTACCACTTGAACCTGAAGTTCCGCTTGTACCTGCTGTTCCTGAAGAGCCACTTGTACCTGAAGTACCTGATGTTCCTGAAGATCCTGATGTACCATCTGAACCTGATGTTCCTGAGGTTCCTGAAGAACCGTTTGTTCCACTTGTTCCTGATGAACCATCTGAACCTGCAGTTCCTGAAGTTCCACTTGTTCCTGATGTTCCTGAAGAACCACTTGTTCCTGAAGTACCTGAAGTACCTGAAGTTCCATCTGTACCTGCTGTACCTGTAGTACCTGAGGTTCCTGAAGAACCATCTGTACCACTTGTTCCTGATGTACCTGATGAACCCGATGTTCCTGAAGTTCCGTCTGAACCTGAAGTTCCAGATGTTCCGGATGAACCTGTATTACCTGAAGTACCATCTGTACCATTTGATCCACTTGTTCCATCTGAACCTGAAGTTCCTGATGTTCCTGAAGAACCACTTGTTCCTGATGAACCATCTCCACCTGAAGCACCATCTAGGTTAACTTCCCATGTTGTATATGTTCCTGATCCAACTGTTCTAGTTGGGGATAAAAATATTAATTGTCCAGTGCCTGAGGTATAAGTGTCAATTTCACATTCTTGAAAATTATTTACATCATGAACAATAATAATAGATTGTGCTGTTGTATATGCTAAACCTGTATCTACAGTTATAGTTCCACTATTTCCTAATGTAAAACTTGTTGTTGAAGTTGTTGCATAATTATCTGATGTTCCTGAAGAACCTGAAGTTCCATCTGTACCATTAGAACCTGAAGAACCAGATGTTCCTGAAGAACCTGATGTTCCTGAAGAACCATCTGAACCTGCTGTACCTGTTGTACCTGAAGTTCCGCTTGTACCTGAAGAACCTGATGTCCCATCTGTACCTGCTGTTCCCGATGTTCCTGAAGAACCTGAAGTTCCGTCTGAACCTGATGTACCACTTGTTCCTGAAGTTCCTGATGAACCACTTGTTCCGCTTGTTCCTGAAGAACCACTTGTTCCTGAAGTACCATCTGTACCACTTGTACCACTTGTTCCCGAAGAACCATCTGTACCACTTGTTCCTGATGTTCCTGAAGAACCATCTGTACCACTAGTACCATCTGTACCAGAAGTTCCTGAAGAACCGCTTGTACCCGAAGTTCCTGATGAATCACTTGTACCACTTGTACCTGATGTTCCTGAAGAACCACTTGTTCCTGATACTCCACTTGTTCCTGATGTACCTGAAGTACCATCTGAACCACTTGTACCAGATGTACCTGAAGAACCAGATGTTCCACTTGTACCATCTGTACCAGAAGTTCCTGCAGTTCCACTTGAACCTGAAGTTCCTGATGTTCCTGAAGAACCGCTTGTTCCACTAGTTCCTGATGAACCGTCTGAACCACTTGTTCCTGATGTTCCAGATGAACCGTCTGTACCACTTGTACCTGATGTACCACTTGTTCCTGATGATCCTGATGTACCAGATGAACCTGATGTTCCTGAAGAACCGCTTGTTCCTGAAGTACCAGAAGTACCGTCTGTACCACTTGTACCAGCAGTACCACTTGATCCTGATGTTCCACTTGTTCCTGCGGTTCCGCTTGTACCCGAAGTTCCTGATGAACCACTTGTACCAGAAGTTCCGCTTGTTCCTGAAGTTCCGCTTGTTCCACTTACACCAGAGGAACCACTTGTTCCTGCTGTACCAGAAGAACCACTTGTTCCTGCTGTACCACTTGTTCCACTTGTTCCACTAGAACCTGATGAACCTGATGAACCATCTCCACCACTAGCACCATCTAAGTTAACTGACCAAGATGTATATGTTCCTGAACCTACTGTTCTTGTTGGTGATTGAAATACTAATTCTCCTGTAGCACTATTATATGTTGTAACTTCACATTCTTGGAAGTTATTTACGTCGTATACTATAATTATGGATTGAGCTGCTGTATAAGCTAAGCCTGTACCTACAGTTATTGTTCCATTTCCTCCTAATGTAAAACTTGTTGTTGAAGTTGTTGCATAATTGTCAGATACACCACTTGTTCCTGAAGAACCATTTGTACCACTTGTTCCGTCTGTACCATTTGATCCTGATGAACCAGATGAACCATCTGCACCTGAAGTACCTGAAGTACCATTTATACCACTTGTACCACTTGAACCGGATGTTCCACTTGAACCTGCTACATTACCTGATAAATTTACTTCCCATGATGTATATGTTCCTGTACCTTCTTGAGTTATAATACTCCCAAAGCAAAGTACTCCTGTTACGGCATCATATGATGTAACTAAAGCTGTTTGAAAAGCAGTGTCACTATTAGCCATAATCATTTCTTGGCCAGCAGAATATGCTAAGTCAACTCCTACAGTAATACAGACATTACCTGTTCCTAATACTGCCGAAGTAGTTGATGTTGTTTGATATTTGTCTCCATCAGCACCTGAAGTACCTGAAGTACCACTTACACCTGAAGAACCACTTGTACCACTTGTTCCTGATGAACCTGATGTACCACTATTTCCACTTGTTCCTGATGAACCACTTGTTCCTGAAGTACCAGATGAACCTGCACTTATGGAAGATACTTTTTTTAATTCTTTAGTTGAAGAATCTACTACTACTACTTCATAACCCGATGAGGCATCAGGTAATGTTGGTGTTATTACGCTTCCAGATAAAGTAGAAGACCCAGTTATGTTTAAAGACCCTGATATTGAAATATCATAGGCATCTTCAGCTGTGAATGCATCTACAGATTGAGAAACGTGCCAAGAGTTGATAGTAAAACCTTGTGAAATTTCATCAACATTTGCTTGGAAAATATTTTCTAACTTCTTAGCCATTAGGTTTTATTATAAATATTAAAAGATTATTTCTTATGGTACTAAACATACCTGCTTGAATGAAGACCCATTATGAAAATACAGAGTTGCTGCACCTCCCCCTGCATCACAAGCAATAAGTTGTCCAATAGTACCACTCCCTAAAGGTGAGCGTAATTCTAAAGTTACGGTACAACCTACATTTAAATTATTTACATGAGTTGTACATGCAGCACAGCTTGTGATATTTGAACCTACTATTATGGCACAAGTGTGAGTACTTGTTATTACATTTGTACTTCCTCCTATAATGGCGCTACCATCACTACATATTGTATTACAATCTCCATTTAATATAGAAGAATTTTTTCCATCACTAATACAATTATTTTCTCCATTTAATATTGTATTATAAGAACAACCAGTAACATCACCACATATTGTATTACAATTACCATTTAATATTGTGCTATGGTTATTAGTTGTTCCACTACCTAATATTTGGTTATTATATCCATTTATTAAATGAGAATTTCCGCATCTGTTTATTTCATTACATACTCCCCCTAATGCTACACTATCAGATGAATTTTGATTGATTGTATTTTGTAATCCACCTAATATAGCAGAATTATCAGCTGATATAATCTTATTTTGTACACCACCTCCTATTATGGAACACTCAGCAGATGTTGAAATATTATTTGATCTTCCTCCTCCAATATAGGCAAAACTAGAAGTTACATTATTATTAGCACCACTTCCTATTCCTGAATTATTGCAATTGTTAGTAGAATTTTGTCCTGCTATTGGTCTAATATCTTCTCCACTTCCTGTTACATAAGCACCAGTTGAAGGTGGGGATGTAAAACAACTACAACAAGCAAAGGTTACGTTACCTGTACTACAATTGTAAGTTAAGACATTATTTTGAGTATTTTGTGGTATACCTTGGATAACCATGGCACCATTAGAACTAGAAAAGGCAGTACTTCCAGTTACAACAAAAGAACCAGAAAGAGATATATTATATGCCTCCGCCTTTGTAAAAGCATTTATAGATTGAGATATTTGTACCGCTGTTATTGTTTGTCCGGTTACTATTCCTGTATTTGAGAGTGTACATGCCATTATCTATCTATATTTACTAAAATTGTTGTATCAGTTGTTTGTGAAGTAGGTAAAGGTTGTGCTAATTTTCCTACAGCTAACAACTCGTATTGTTCGTTATACATACCAACAGTAGTTACATAAGGACTAAAGTATGAACCAGTTGCAAAATTATAAGGTACCCCGCTTGAAGTATTTTCGTTACCAGTTAAACTAGATGATATAATACTTGGGTTTTGTGAAAAACCAAATTCAGATTCATCTATTGTACATTTATATTGTGTTTCATAGATTGAATATGAGCTTGAAAATGAAGCTGTAATTTGAGATCCGGAATATGCATTTTCTAAGTTATCTCCACTCCAATTTTGTTGAGTTAAGACAGCTATACCATGAGGATAAAATACTTGTCCTACATTTATACTAGCTGAGAGTAGATTTCCGTTCCCATCATCTATAATTTCTGATGTTTGGCTAAAAGTATTGTTATCATTATTTAAATTTAATACAAATGATTCGGGTTGGATATAATCTCCATATAATTTAGAAGGTATAGAAAATATTAAAACATTGTCATTTGAACCTGTAGGAAAATAACGTGATTGAGTTAATGTAGATTGCAAATAATTTGCGTATCTACCGTTAGAACCTACACCACCTACTAACACATCACCAGATACATCAGAACCTAATAATACACTAGCAGTTATGGCACTATCGCCAAAACTGGAAGTTATATAGTTGGAATAATATAATTCTTTTACAGAATCATATATTGAAGATTGAGATAGAATTAGACTACCAGAATTAAACCCTGTTGCATTGTTATTAGATGCAGTAAAATTAGTATTTTTACCTAAAAATCTATTAACATCAACGTTTGATGCTGATAATTCTGCGTCACCAGCAAAAGTAAATGATTTATTTACTTCTAGTGGCGATACAATTATATCCTGTGAATTGAATTGTTTGAAAGCCGCCATTCATCTTAAAAATCTAATTTAACTCTAATAAGAGCTTCTTTTGTAAAATCCTTTTGTATTGGTTTAGATAATTTAGCTACTGCTAATAAATCATTATTATCGTTATATAAACCTACAGTTGTTGGATATACAGTTGGGTTATTAATAAAATATGAGTAAATTACTTCTCCAGTTGAACCTGATATAAATGAGGGGTTTTCTGAATAATTTATTTCTGAACTTCTTGCTCTTACAAATACATAATCTGATGTTATTGTTTCTTGACAACCCAATCCAAAAGATGAACCTCCACTACCTGACATAGCTACAAATAATTTTTGTGCGTTGTTAGCATCTGTATTTGGGTCTCTATCTGTGAATAAATTAATTCCTTCAGGTGTATTAGCAATATCTAAAGCACTACCATTTAATATAATAGTTGAAATATCTGGTAGAAATAAACCATAGGATCCACTATTCGTAGTATATCCGGTATTATTACCATTTACACCACTAGATTTATTATATGCTGTTCCATTTGAACCACTAATTACTTGATAAGCTCTCATTGTTCCAAAATACTGTGGAATTGTAACGTCTTGTGAGTTATCAGTTAATTCTAAAGTATCATATCCTGATACACTACTAGATAATTTTAAATTTAAAGAACCTGGAAATAGTGTTTCTTTATATCTAGCTCTATCAATACTAAGGGCATAAAAATAACTTGAAGATACATTTCCAAATACAAATTCTGAGTTTTCATCTTCTAATACTAAGGTTCTGTATGAACCATACATTGTAGTTGAAGGAGAATAATTATTTACTGTAGAATTATATGCTGATGCTCCACCTCCTGTTTGATCTGCATAAACAATAGCATATTGGATTGCAGAATCAGGTTGTCCACTTTCAGTATTTAATATATTTAAATAATATTCACCTGATTGTCCTGTTTCTTGGGCTGATGATGTAAAAAAGGTTGTAAGTATTGGTTGATTTCCGGTCCATACTGTAGATGAAACAGAATCAGCACTTACTACAAAATCTTGTGGGTCTAATCTATTAAAGCTCATATTTTTATGATGTTAGTGATGATTGTTTTGTAATTGTTACTGGAATTGTTAATCTTGCTCCACTATCTAACCCAATTACTGTTAATGTTGTTATTAATGTTGAGTTAGTACCAAACAAAGTGTTAATAGTAGTTGCTCTTAAATTTATTTGTGTTCCAGTTACAGTTGTAGATACATTAGTTCCAATTGTTGTTGTAGCGTTTGCATTTGCGTTTGTTGTAGCTGCAGTTTGAATACCTAAACCTTCAAATGAAGATAATACTCTAACATCGGCTATAGTAGCTGAGTAGCCACTTGTTTCAAATGTTTGATCATTACCTAAGTAATTTAAGGTTTGTGGTGTTATTGCTAACTGTGCACCTTGTTGTAAAGTAATAGCAGCATATCCAAGATTTAAAATTGGCATTTTAGCTGTACCCCTAGGTAAAGTTGTTAGTTTATATTTCATTATTTGGCTTTCCAAAGGAAATGCTTCTAATAATGGTTGGTTTACAATTGCTTCACCATAATATGCAGAACCAGATGGGTGAGATGGATTATAAAGTGTATAATCAATTTCGTCATCAGCTAATGCAAATTGTGTGATTTGGAAAGAACCATCATTGGACGCCATTGCTTCTCTACCTTTAGTAGTTAAGATGGCATCAACTGTAATTACTGCGTTATTTAAATATCCCATTTTGTGTTTTTAATATAAATGTTTGTTATATGTTATAAATATGTTACTCTATTAGTTTCTTATCAATTAAGTCAGATAATATGTCATCTGGGTTTGTTTTTAATTGTGATGTTGGGTACTCTGGTGACATGAAACCTGATATTGATTGTGTTACAGGTGGGTTGCCATAAGGGTATTGTTGGAATGTAATAAGGGAACTTGCGTCTTCCACGTATCTTCTAACTAAAAAGAAATCTAAAGGTCTAAATACTTGAGGACCATAATTTACTTTTTTAAATACTGGTATTACTGTTCCTTCATCTGATCCACTATATAAAGAAGATGTAGCCTTTGTATCTAAAGCTGTTCCTATACCCCCCACAGAAGATTGGAATGGATTGTCAAAACTAAGGGGTACAGCATTATCTAAAGTTATTTCTAACATCCCTACATTATCTTGTATATATTGTGACGCAGTTTGTTGTGCAGGAGTTAAAACTGAGGTTACTACATAAGAGTAATCTTCATCACCTTGGAATCTAATTTCATCGTAAGGTCGAATATCCCAGGGTGTTGTTACACTAGGAAATGAAGCAAAAGAAGGTTCTAAACCATCTGGGAAATCTTTATTTAAACTTGCGGTATAAATAAGATCTTCCTGAATGAATCCTCTACCATATGCTTTATTCATTTGTGATGAACTCATTATTAAAGTATTAGGAATATCATTTCCACTACCATCTTTTCTAAACACCCAATAAGGTGGTATAGCAAGTGTAGTTGGGTTACTATTAGCTCCTACTAAAGTATGATTATTTTCAACTGAACCACCTTGGAGTGAAGGGAAGAACTTTGGGTCTAGGGCTATGTTCCTACCTGCAGCATTTAAAACTATCATATTCCCCGTTCCTGATATTCTAAAATTTCTACCTTGTTTTATAGTAGCTTGACCAACACTACAACTTACAGTCCATCTTTGTTTTAATAAATTTCCTGCGTTATTAACGGGGGTAGTTGATTGTCCTGTATTTGAAATAGCATTTTTAATTATATTAGAATTCCAAGATATATTAACACCACTAGACCCAACGGTTACAAAAGAACTAGCAATTTGTCTATAATTTATATCTACTGTTAATTCTGATCCATCTGCTTGTCGGTAATAACTGGTTAGTATTACCGTTACATTACTTGGGATAAAGGTTGTAAAAGCACTACTACCTGGTCCTTGGGTATTTGTTCTTTGAAATTTAATATTCATACTACCAAGTGCAGCAGATTGGTTATAATTACCATTTTTATTTGCATTTGAAGTTTGAACTTGATATGTTAAAGGTGTAGTATCAATTCCTACAGACAGGTTTAGAGTATAAGGTTGAGAAGTTGGTAATCCATTACCACCATTACTATTAGCAGGGTAATTATCATTATTTGGTATATGTATTATTCCTGTTCCAGTATCATATACTTGATAAGGAGATGAATTATCTGAAAATGAGGCTGTTGTATTTACATCTGGGATTCCATTAGTATCTGGGTTTTTTTCTGTAGCATTAAAGGCTACTTCTGTAAATGATGTACCTTCACTACCTACATCTACACTTTGTGCTATAAAACCATAATTTGCAAAAGTTGGTACTATATTTGGATCTACAGGTTCTTTACCAACCATATTTAACCCTTCACCAGTATAAATAGTTGGGTCAGCGGAGTCTACAGATGATGTTACGGGGAATAAATTGGATTTTTGTGAATAAATTATTGGTACTGGTCTTTGTGTTACTTTTTTAAAAGTTGTAGTACCATTTAAGGGTGTTAATGATTCATTTTCTTGAGACTGGTTCATTGCTACAACTCCTTTAGAAACTTCTGGGTATGAATCAAAAGTACCTTGCATGTTGTATAGAGTAATATCAGATAATTTTGGTTGTGTTGCAACCCCATCTTGACCTATTAAATATTGTACATTGTATTGGGTAGAGTTGTTTAATAATGGGTATAAATCTGATGTACTTTTAAAGTAAGCTAGAAACCCTCTTGATATTTCAATATTTGGTAATTTACCATAACCTCCTTCATCACCAGGTGTCCAAGTATTTATTCGAGAACTATTTGTTCTAGTACCAAAATATCTTGGGTTTGCTGAAGCTTGTATAGTATAATTAGATTCAGGTACAGAAGCTCTTGATGCCGAAAACTCTATAATTTGTTGCCAGTTACTTGGAGTAACAGTACCAAAGTTATAATCTATATCTTGTAGTCTATTATTTAATCTTCCATCACTGTAATTATTTAATAAAGGTTGACAGTCTAAAGCAAGGTCAAAATTTGAATCATCACTAAATACGGTTGGTATAGAAGGATCTGTATCTGTATCTATTGAAGATGAAAAACTCATACTATACTCTGTAACAATAAGAGAACTTTGAACTACGGATGGTGCATTTGACCCACTACTAACTAGTAAAGCCATTTTTAATACCTTATTATATTCTAATTGGGAAGGTAGTATATTTTCTTCTATAGTAATTCTTGTTCCTGATGCATGATTTGTACTATATGAATCTTTTCTAAAGAATATATCCCCACCTAATTCAGGCATTTCATTTGGGAAATTATTTGCAGAACCAGAGTATATAATTAATGAAGCTGTTGTCCAAGTAGTTCCACCTGTTGCAAATCCACCCCCATAATCTTCTATTCCATAATTAGCAGACCCATAAAGTGCACTTGTTGATGTTCCCGAAAATGATTTTACTACAACTGAAGCAGTTAAAGCAATTAACCCATATGTTGGTGTTACATCAAATATATAAGAACCCGCTAAACTTGAAGTAGCTGAACTTGAATACACTATATAAGCATCAGTAATTTTTGTTGCAAAATCTGCAGGTACTGGTACACCACCTATATAACGGTTACTAATTGATCCTGTTATTACAAAGGGTTCATTAAATGGTGTTTGTGCTGTTGGTGAACCTAAAGCAGCTTGAATTACATTTGAATCTAAAGATGTGTTATATATATTATTAAAACCAAAAATTGTATTTATCCCATTTTCAGCATATAATACTAATTGTTGTCCGGCTGTCAGAGTAAGGGTTGTATTATCTGCAGAAACCCCACTAGCTATTTCATATACAGGTAATCCATCTATAGAATTTACTGGTCCTGTATTTGTTTGGTCATTATTAACATATAATTTTAAAGAGTTAAAAGAGTTAAAATTAGATCTTAATAAATCAATATTATAAACCCCACCTACTTCTATATTTATTCTTTGAAATTTGTTTTGGTCTGTGTAGAATATTTGTCCTGAAAAACTCATAGCGGTACCAACATTTTGTGCCCCACCATTCCCTGGATCTGCTGTCATACCATTACCAATTTTTGTAGCAGCTAAATTGTATACATCTACTGTGTCTTGATTGTAAGAGGTGTTTATATAGTCTATAGTAACAGGGTTTTGACCAGAACCTAATTGGTTTTCTAAATTATATGTTGAATAATCACCATAAGATGTCCATAACCCAAATTCTGTTCTACCATTTCCAAATCTACCAGTATCAAAATCACTCATCGTAAATATATAATTTCCTTTAGGGAATATTATATCGGGTGTTACTGTATCTCCTGCGGGTTGAGTCCCTGTTAGTAAAGATTGGGATGATGTATTTTCACCATCATATAATTCCCCAAATAATATTTCATAAGTACCTGCAGCTATTGCTGCAGAACTTTGTTTTGTATCCCCACCATTATTTTGTAAGTCGTAAAAATAGGGATTTAAGTTAATATAATTAGATCCAAATTGACCACTACCACCCCCTTTTGAAGAGTTTCCTAAACAAACTAAATTTAATTGGGTAGGAACAGCAGTTATGGATAAATTACCACTAGATGTTGGTAGAATTACTGAAGTAGTAGTTACAGTCGCATCCCCACAAACATCAAGGATTTGACCACCTACCATATATATAGGACCAAAAGTAGAACCATCCTCATCTAAGTAAAATAATATACAACCAGAAGCAGAAGAACAAACTATTCTATAAGCCATCCCTATAGGGACAAGGTTACTACCACCACCTGCAGATTCATTTTGATACATTCTTAAAGTAGCAAAAGGAGTTCCATCAGATTGTGATATAGATATTGCGGATCCTGAACCAATAGCTGGTCCAATACCACCTGGTTTTCTTTGATTATATGTAGTATATATAAAAGGTCTTACTTGTCTATCATCATTATAAACATCAAAACTTCCAGATGTTTGGGTTAGTGAGGGTGCTGTAGAAGTTTCATTTAACACTCTCCAATAAGAAGGGGTAAAAGGAGTAGTAATAATATCCGTTTGTGTACCTAACATCGTTGCAAACTGTCTTCTTACATTATCATAATATGTAGGATTGCCAAATACATTTGCTCCTCCACCACTACTTGGGGAAGAAGACATAGGATCATATAATTCATATGGTGTTCCTGGTGCACCTGATCCTGTTTCTGTTAAATAATATATTTTAAATGGTCTATGAATGTATCTATTATATCTCCAAGCATTTTTATCTACACCTGCATTTGTCCAAACACCACCCGAATTAGTTAAACTATTATTTTCTCCTTGATAAACCCATAATTCATTATCGGGTGCAATTGGTATTGATAAACTAGTTTGTCCTGGGGGAGTATATGATGTAGTAGAAGATCCTTGTGAGATTATCTGTGCAACTAAACTACTTGAATATAATGGGGTTGCTTCTTTTAATTCATTTTGAAATGATGAACCAGACATATATATAGCATTATTACTAGCATTGTAGTAATAGTTAGTTCCTTGTATAGCTGGGGATTGTGCTGAACTAGCACTTGTAAATCCTATTGTAAAATAATTATTTGTAGCAACAGGTCCAACTGTTGAATCAGGTATATTTGAATAATCTAAAAATGATGATGATTGTATTTTAATCCAACTACTCTGTTGAGCATCCTGATTAGCATTCATGAACCATGGGAAATTACTTGCTGGATCAATTCCAGATTGTAATGTAGTATCAGTATTATCTATTTCATGTGAACCTGTATTAAAATTATCTAATGGGTCGCTTAATAAGCCTGTTGTTGAAATAAAAGTACCATTTTCATAATAATTAGAACTTGCCCAACCTCTAAAAAATGATTCTGTAGGGAAGTTTTTATTTACTAAAGCACTTCCTGGTAATGGGAAATAACCCTGTGGAACTGAAGCTGATATGCCTGTGTTTAATACTACATCTGGGTCACTAGTTGTATCATCTGTAGCGGTCCATATAAAATCTCCACTTGCGGAAAAATTAAAATCATAAAAAGCGGAATCATTGGATGAAACCATTGTAGATGAAAGAGCGGGAACTGTAAAAGCTAAGGCTGCACCTACACTTTGTGCATTTTGTGATAAATCTGCTGGTTGGATTGCAACTGATTCTATGTAAAATGTCTCACCTCTACCTAGTAAAATATTACCATTTACATCAATAGGAGTGTTAAATTGAAAAGTAACAAACTCAACTCCTTGGATAAAAGGTGCTATGTTAATACCATTATATGTCTCTAAAGACATTTTTATATATAATATATTACCCGTAGTATTATTCCTGGCAGTAGATGTATTACCATTTTGCCAAAACCAAACATAGCCTGCTGGGGGTTGATTGTTAGGTTCTAGGAAGGTTTGTTCTCCCATCACACCCGTATTATTGTTTCCATCAGAGCTCCAAAATACAGGAATATATCTATAAGATGTATTTGATACTTTAAAATAAGCACTACATATATCTTTTATTCCAATTTGTATATTTGAACCACTAAATTCTCCGTTATAGAATTCTCTTTGGTCTGTTCTATCAATTGGGGCTGAACCTGTAAGTGTTGACCAAGATTCATCCCAACTTTGTGTTAAAAAATATCTATTATTAGGTCCTAAATTTTCACTACCTGAAGGATATGTTTTTAAACCATTAAATGGCTCAAAACCACCACCTGTACCACCACTAAATTTATAAATTGCAGATCCTGAATCTGAATATTGTGGGTAATCTGTTGATCCTAAACTATAATTTTTAGGTAAGTTTCTAACTGAACCTGAATATTGTTCAAATGAAGATGTTATTTGTGCTGGTCTTTGTCTATTTCTTTCTAATAAATGTTGTTTAACTACAACACCAGAAGATAAACTAGTTCTAGCAGGTGTAAAATCCTCTATCATTTTAAATAATGAATTATCAAAGAATTTAATTAATCTAACAAAATCAGTTACATTATAATTTGTTATATATTTTTCAAAATAAGCATTTCTTAATACATCTAAATCAGGATAACTTCTATCAGATGAAGAAATTAATCTTGGATCTCCAATATATTCTCCAATATTAAAATACCCTAATTGACTTGTAATATCGTCATTAATTTGGTCTTGTGGAGAAAATGCTACCTCTAAATAATTTACACTAGGAGTAAAACTCTCACTTACATATGAAGTTTGTTGAATTGATCTGTAACCAGATAATGTATCTCCCTCAGGAAGAATCATTGCTTCTGTTTGTATTTTATCTGTTACCCTATTTCTCATCCCTGATGGGGATTGATCTGGGTATATGTCTTCTACATTATTTAACCAAGTTGGTGTTGCTGAAAATGAAGCTGTACTTGCTATGTCATTTCTAAATGAACCAGTTGTAACCCAAGATCCTGTAACTTTAGGATGGATTGAGGTATTAAATGATCCTGTTTTTAACATTGTACCTAATGGTAATCTGAACGCCAGTTGATTAGGTGCACTATTTATGCTATTTCCTTCAAATGAATAAGGATTCATAGTATAATCAAAAAACACACTTTCACTTATAGGTTCAGAAAAATATCTTACCTCTTGTAAAGATCCAGAAAATGGAAAATAATATTTTGAATCAAATTCAGTATAAGTTTGTGGTAACCAGAAAATTTGATCTGCAAGTTCCCATTTTTGTGTATCGGCTGAAATTTCATCACTACCAGTAAATCCTAGGTTTTCTCCCAGGGCATTAGCTGCTAATAATTCGAATTTTCCATCACTTGCTTTTCTATTAATTTGAACAGACCACCAATCTCCATCCCAAAATGGTAAATATAATGAAGCATAGTTTGTAGGGTTAATTACTTCGTTAGGCCAAAATTTTAATGTACCATAATTCTTAAATTTACTTTCGGTTGATCCAGAGTATGAACCAGTTAATAGTAAACTCTCATTATACTCTATGGCCATTGCAATCTTACTTCCAGCACCCACACTACTATAAAAGAAGGATTGTGTTATTGGAGTATTTGATGCAGATGGAATACCATTAGTTTTAAACCTAAATTGAATCGCTCCAGGTGAATTTTCATCAGCCTCGAATTCAGTTGCTAAATTGAAAGATGATGTAAATGCCGAACTGGTTGTATTTAATCCAACATTATAAAAATCTTGTTTTAAATCCCAATCCTGTGAGTTATTTCTATCTTTACCTCCAAATTCGTTTATCCTTAAAATAGTATCTGGAATACCATATGAAGTAATTAATGCTCTTAAACCAGCTACCGTACCTTTAGTTTTAAGTAAATAAGGTATATTATGGTAAATTCGTTTATATAATCGCTTATTAACATCGTCTAATGGGACTATATCGTTTGATGCAGATATTGTTGAATCAACGTACTCATACCCAGGAGGTGTAGCAACTACACCACCAATTGACCCCGTCATATATGGGAAAGGGAATGAACTACCAGAAGGAGTTAACCCTAAAAATGTTGTATATAAATCGTTAGTATTAAAGTTATTAGAGTATAGTTTTACTCCAAAATCTCTAATAGCATCAGCTACCATATCCTTAGAAATACCATAATCTAAACGGTTATCCGCGTCAAATCTAGTAGTGATATTTTTAGTATACATCCACAAATTATCATAATGTTGACCAACCATATCAACAAATAATTCATATTTAGCGTTTTGTATATCGCTTCTTAAATATTCGGGTATTGCGTAATATAATGAATTTTGATTTATTTCATCAAAATTAGAAGATGAAATGGATTGACCACCAAAATAGGCACTAGAATCATCTGTTGAACCTAACCAATTTAATACCTCAGTACTACCTGTTGGGTATAAAGCAAATGGGGGTTTTAGGTTAGATTTAGGATATGAATCTTTTGATCCACTATCAAAGTATAGAAAATACTCATACCCATCAAAATTTTTAATTGTTGTTTCTATAGTATTACTAAAAACAGCTTGGCTTGAACTATATATAGTTGACCCTGTTGTTGCAGATGTTATTTTTCCTAATTGTAAACTTGCAGATTGTATAACTCCTACTTTATGGTAAAAGTTTTGTAATCTAGTATATGCAGAAGAAAAATATACAAAATCATTATAATCTTCATAATTAACATTTATATCAATTTCTTTACGAGTAAGTAAACTATTTATTTGGTTAAAAGATGAAGTTAAATCTGATGCTACTAGTGTATTATAGGAAAAATCCATCCCAGGAGTTCCTGATTGTCCCTTTATATTTAGACTATAATTTGGTCCTGATATATAAGTAAAATCGTCAGGGGTAAATTCTAATGTTGGAAAGTTTACATTATATGATTGTGGTGTAGAAATTTGTTCTACAACTGAACATTGTGATTTTTGACCAAATATTGCAGGTAAGGCTTCATATAATTTAATAAGGATAGTAGGATTACCTTCATCCTCTAAGTCTAATTCTATATTATTAGCAATAATTTGTTGGTTATTACCAAAATTAAGTAAAAAATCTACAAAATACTCTGCTGTATCTCTATAAGATATAAATTCTAGACTGGAGCTTATTAATAGTTCATTATCAATTTGAGTACTATCTAATCTAATTTCAGTTCTATCTGAACTTATTTCACTAATATAATATTGAGTGTTTAGGGTAGAAGCAAGTCTTGGTCTATAAAAATCATAAGATATATAATATGAACCTATATCAAAACCTAACCTATCTAAATCATTTGAAGGTGTTAAAACTACATCTCCTTCAGTAACTTTATAATTAGTAAAAGGTACCTGACTTGATATTTGGTTTTGGTTTCCATCATATATATAAGCCTCTATGTAATCAGTTGATCCTGTAAAAGCAGTATCTAGTTCATTATTAGCTATTAAAGTTTCATCTGATGTAGAATAATCTTGAAACTCAAAAGTTTGAGGATCTACTGTATTTATGACTATGTTGTTTTCCATTTAATGTGGTTGTTAATAAACACTGTTATTTGAAGTTGTTCCACTATTTGTAGAAGAACCTCCTGATAATATACTATTAGAAATATTAGATGTTTCATTTCCTAAATCTAAGGATCCAGTATCTACTGAAACTCCTGATTCTAATTCTATTACTTTTATTTGTTCTGCTAATAATTCCTTTCTTAAACCAGCAATTTCTTCTTGTAAAGCTAGTATTTCATCTGCTATTTGATCAAAATTAATATACTGCCCACTTTCTCGAACTAAAAACTCATGAGAGTTAGTCTCACCATTGGGTGGTATATCATAAAAAATAGAGTTGTAATTTCCAAAGAATTCTTCAACACTTATTGTATCTTCTGCACTCGCACTAACAGAGGCAACACCTAATTGAGAAAAATTGGTATCAATAACTTGTTTATATTGGTCTTTATTAAAAACCTCTATTTTTAAATCAACGTTTTTAGTTTGTATCATATTTAACCATTTACAACTTTAAAGTAATACTGATCATCTTTTACTATTGTATTTCCATCTACTCTAGTTTGAATTAATATTTCATAATATCTTTCTGGTTCTAAACCATTCATATACATAGTAAAATAACTACCAGTTGCATCACAACTTATTTGTGTAAATTCATCATCAAAGTCTATTATAAACTCATTAGTATCTAAATCTTTTATAGCATAATACGAAGCTGTAGGTAAAGCAAAATTTGTTGTATAAATAGAAGCAGTTTGAAATGTCCTAATTGGAAATTCAGGTCTACAATTTACTCTAAATTGGTTAATACTTTCACTATAAAATACTCCTTGATTATTATCTATAGCAAGGTATAAATCAGGGGTATTAATTGTTTCTAAACTTCCTGTTTGGTATATAAAATCTCTCCATTTTACTTCTAATTGAGGGGGATATATAGTATTTGTATCCGTAGAGTAAAATTGCATATTTGGTTGAATAGCTAAATTAGAGTCAAATTCAATTTCATCACTCCATTTTAGTAAAAAACCATTATTTTCTATTTCAGTATAAGTACCAGGTATAGATTTAGAACTTGAATACCAAGTTTTAACTATATCTGTTACATCCATATTAATGTCTTTAGCAGTTCTCAAATTAAAAGATTGAGAATATTCTAAATTTAATCTTGTATCTGTGGATGCTGTGTACCAAGTACCTCCTCCTTTAGATGCTGTTAAAAATGAAGCTGTAACATTAGTTGAAAAATTATCAATATTCCAGGGGTTTGATCCTGAATTTGATCTAAATTCCCAACCTACACCATTGGTTGTTGATGGGTTATCTAAATATTCTCCACTACCATTATTCCAAGATCCAGAAAGTGGGTAAGCATATATATCAGATTTCATTACAACACCACTAGCATTAGAAATAAATGATTTTAAACTAGCTGATATAGCTGTAGATCCAGTATTAAAAGTATCTATAACACTACTAATTTGTGATTGGTCAAATTGAATAATAGGTCTAGCTACAACAGGAGTTCCAATTGTTGATGGGTTTAGATTAGAGATTTCAAGTATAGAATCTATACCAGTATTCATAAGGGGATACCTTGAATACATGGTTGCGTCTTGAAGTGGGAAAATTTTATATACTGCCATTGTTTATGTTTTAATAATTTCTACCTCCACCATTTGCCGTGCTTCCACCACCTTGACCTAAAGAAACTACCCTACCTACTATGTCGGTATTAGGATATTTTACTTCAAATATCATAGGATCAATTGAGGGAAATATAGTACCATTTTGTAAAGCACCAGCTACATCATAAGCGGATTCGGAATATCCGGATTGTGTTCCTGCTTTATTTGATATAGATATGTTATTTACAGTTTGTACTCCATTTATATTATCTAATATAATACTTAAATCTCTTAATAATATTGGTTGGTTAATTTGCCAATTATTTATGTTAAAAAAGTTTTGTAAAGCAATATTACAAGCAGTTAATACATTACTATTGTTATAATCAGGAAGTGTTATTATTTCATAATTTATACCTATATTAACTATAAATGCGTCTTTTATATTAACAGTATCTCCTATCATTCGATATTGGTTAATATATGTTCTTAAGTTAGACTTTAAAGCCTTAGAGGCATATGTTAAATTATCGTTTATATTAGTTGATAAAACATATAAATCTAATGTAGTATTAGGATCATTAGCCTTAGGTTTTTGTGTAATAGCTTTAGATATAATGCCATATTTAGGTGGCATACTTAAGGCTCTTACTAGATAATCATCTGCCGTTACATTTCTTAATTGACTTGACATTTGTGAAATTGAATTCTGTCTTAATTCCTCTGTTGAATCTCCATTATTACCTCCACTTGCGGCTGAATCATTGGTTACTTGTATTGAATCAAAAATAGTTTGTGCTACTGTAGAATTAAGTGTTTGTTTTTGAAATCTAACAGTACTAGTATTTAATTTTGTAATAGAATTAGCAGAAACATTAGAACTAACTCCTCCCCCTTTTAAATATCTAAAGGTTAAGGTTTTAAAACTAGGTGCTATTCCATAAGTATTAGTAAAAATAAAATTTGTTGGTGAATATGCCGTAGTAAGTTTATCACGTTCAAAAGGTAATCCTAAACCAACATTCATAGGGTTAGGTATTATATCTTCAGTTGTATTTAATGGGTTTCCTGACCCAAATTGGATTTGTAATTTATTTGATTGAAGAAATCTTGTTGCAAACCTATTTTGAACTTGTTGAGTTTGTAGTAAATAAGGAGCATTATCACTGTCTTGATAATTGTTAGGATCATTTACATTGGTATTTTTAATATTTGTAAATATTTGTTCTTGCCCTAAATAATCTACTTCAGACCATATTTCACCCTCACTATCTCTACAATCTAATATACCTGCTATGTTATTATCCTGTATTGTTACTGTTGGAAATTCAGTAGGTTCATCAAAAGTAAAGTTTATTGATTTTATAGCTCCAGATAATGCTTTTCTATTTTTCTTTAATAAATAATAGCTAGGTTCATTATTTGATACCTGAGCAATACTTATTTCTGTTGGGTCCATTGAATTAGAAACTGTAAAATCAATAGGATCTTCTATTGTAAAAGATAATCCTGAATCTGTTTTTGAAATTGTGTTTTCACTAACATAAAGAGCAAAATTAAAATCTGGAGAATATATATCATTTGTATTTCCTCCTGGGTCTATACTTGATGATATTTTAGAAGGTACTAATTGGTAAAAGGATAATTCAACAGAGGATAAACCCGTTACTTTAGGTTTGTAACCATACATATAGGATAAATCATATAGATTATCACTTTGCCTAGCATATTGTAAAAAATTTTCTTGAACTTGATTATCTAAATAAAAGGATAATACATCACCTACATAAGCTGCTTGTTCTATAAACATCATACCGGGGGAAGTTTCTGTAAAATCCGTATAAGTATTAGGAAAATAGGTTTGGGAGTAATTAATTAGTTGAGAACGATAATCACTAAAGTTCTTATTTGTATAATTTATGTTTCTTCTTACTGCCATTAGTTAAAGCTTAAAGTTAATGCATCATTTATGTTTGTATCTGCTACATTATATGTTATATTAATTTGTATTGTATTTTCTCCCCTTGCTGGGGTTACTGATACCTCATTTACAATCACATTTGGAAAATAATCTTTTAATTTTCCTTGTATATCATCTTTTATATAATCAAAATCTTGACTGTCTATTTGGGTAAATATAAAAGCTCTTAAACCGGCTCCAAATGTAGGATTTCCGGGCCTTTCACCTGGGTTTGTTAAGAAATAATTAATTAAATTATTTTTTATAGCTTCTTTAGTTTGATAATTAGGAGTAAATACCCCACCTTCATTCATAGGAAGGTTAAAACCAATAGCGACACTAGGTCGTTGATCATTGGGAAATATTCTTTGTGCTCCAAATGCCATGTTTTATCCTCTTTTCATTAAACCCATTATTTGATCCATGTTTACTTCACCTGCTGGTAAAGAACCATTTGCTGACATAGTATCTGTACTAGTAACTTGTAGGGGTTGACTTACCATACTAGAATTAGCATTTATAGTACCATCAGCACCCGGCATCATTCCTCCTAATAAATTTTGAATATTTTCTTTCATTGCCATTCTTTTATCTTCAGGCATAGGTTGTTGTGCTACAGGATTCATTGGGCTAGGTGCCGCAACATCCGTTGTAGGAGTACCCATTCTGTTTTCGTAAACAGTTTGTTTAGGAGAACGTACAGCTTCCATAAGGATGTCTTTCATCTCCTCTTGTATAGCCTCTTTTACGGCCTCTTTTACAATAGTTTTTAATTGACTTAGTTTCATGTTGTATTGATTTATTATAAATATTAAATTAATTTGCTTTTAAATCGTTTGATGTAATATAAAATGCAAGTTCATCGATTAAAATTTGATCATTTGAACTAAATGAAGGTTCTCCTTTTAAAACTACTACACCTAATGAATCTGTTGCAGTTGCATATCTTCTTTGTAATGAACCTACTATGCCTTTATTATCTGGAACTGTACCTAATAAAAAACCATTAACTAAGTTATTATTACCGGCACCATTATCATCTTCTTCTTCAGGTTCTAATGTAAACCCAACTGCTTCTAATCCTTCAGTATCACTACATCTTTCTATTTGAGTATCTAATATGGCTAATAATTGTAAAATACTTTTTAATAGGGCTAATAATACTAATAAGGCAGCAGATATTCCTAAAACTAGGGCTAACAGGGTTTTAGATAATTTTTCTAGCTTTGTAATACTTTCTTGAAACTTAAATATTAAGCTAGTAGGTATACCTACACCAGGTGGTACGGAGGTTGGAATTGGAAGGGCTTTTATTATTTGGGATGCTACTAAAAGTATAGTGGCTATACCACCTATAACACCTGCTATTACTAAAGCAGTATTTAACATCTTATATATTTGATTTAACTGTCTTACGAGTTTATTCCTTCTATCTTTTATTTTTTTAATTTCTGCTTCGGTTGGGCATGGTCCTTCAATATCTTCAGCCGACATTTGACCAGTTAGATAATCAATAATTTCTCCAATTAAAAATGAAGATAATAATGTTATAAGTAAGGGTATTAATCTTTCTTTACATTGGGCAATAAACATTTTTAATAATACCTTAAGTGTACTTTTTTTACCTAAAGCTTGAATCAAAAATATTATTTTAGCCTTAGTTCTTCCTATATCAGCTTTTGCTTTTTCAGTTAAACCTTTAGTAGATTTTAATTGGGTTGTTTTTAAATCTTCTCTTACTGTTGAATCTAAAGCATAAGGAGTTAACTTTTTAGGAATATAACCCTTTGCAGTTATTAAAATAGGAGGTTTTATTGATGTTTTCTCAGTATCTTTATTAACTGGATATAATGCTTTAATTCTAAATTTTCCATTTTTATCGGTTTTAGTATTAAATTTAGTACCTGGGAGGGGTAATATTACATTAGCATTAGATATAGGTTTATTTTTGTAGTAATCTATTACAGTACCAACAATTATATATTCCTTTTTAATAGTATTAGGTACCTCAAAATATTGAGTAGAATTAATAACATAAGTACCGGGTTCAACCCCCATATCAATTTGAAGTTGGTCTAAAGCATTTATAATTAATTGGTCATTAGGTAAAGTATCAGAGGGTTCTGATATTTTATTATCTAATGTATCTATAGATGTTACTACAGTTTCTGTTTTTAAAGAACCATCATTTAAAGATAAAATATTTATATATCCTATATCATTAACTCCTTGTTTTATTAAAGAAGTTGAAGCTAAGTACGATTGTGAGGCAACACCACCTATATTATTTGGATTTAGATCAGTTTCTGCCATTATCTTATTCTTACGGTGTTAGATAATAAAGGGGATGTAATTTTACCATCACTAGGTAGTAATCTTTTTAAAGCTTTACAAACAAGTTCTAAATCTTGTGCAGCTAAATCAATTCCCGTTGATTCTATATTAGTAGCTGTAGGGTCAAATCCCTCTAAACCACCTAAGGCAATAGACATTACTTGAATTTGATCAATTAATATTTTAAATTGTTGCATAAATGATCCCCCTAATATAACTGGTTCATCTGCAGTAGGACCTCCTAATTTAATGCTTTCTCCTGATATATTTACATTTTTAGATGTAAGACCTATCTGATTATCAGAAGATAAGGAAATAGAGTCTTGAGCACTTGCAAGTATACTATCTGTTGTAGCATTAAATATTAAACGTTCTGAGTTTAGTATTATTTGAGGGTTAAAAAATTCCCTAGGTAATAATGGAGATGGAGATAATGCTGAATAATCTTCATTTGATGCTCTTAATGGGATTTGTTGATATGAAGTCATATAAATGGAAGATAAATCCTCTCTTATATTTTCTATAATAGGTAACCAACCAGCACTAGATGAATCTTTAGGTTGACCATTTCTTAAAATAGTAATAGGATCCCCATTTTGCCCAACAAATGACCAATTATTTTGATAGTTTGATGTGTTTGATGAACCAGATATTGAAGTTGGTGGTACTGTACTTCCAAATCTAATAGAATTACCCCATCTTCCTTCATATATATTATCACCAGAAAAAGGTAATAAGGGATGAATGTTAGTTTTTTCTACAAATGATCCCTTTTCTACTAGAGGACTATTAAATTCTATGTTTGAAGAAAAATCACTTACTTTTCTAACTACTCCACTTTCAATTTGTTGATAAGATATTTCTTCATTATTACTATCATTATCATTAGTTAAAGCATTAGGGTAGGCATTATGGTGGGGGTGGTTCCAAATACCTACAGGATTTAGGTAATAATATTGTAAGATGTTAGTATTGTTAGTAATTTGGCTAATATTTTTCCCCGGAAGATTAAATAATACTACTATTTCATTAATTAAAGGATAATTTTTAGCAAAGGGTAATAAGGGGGTTGCAATAGGATTTGAAGTAGTTTCTGAAATTGAGCCTAAATTTGTTGTAGGTTCAAAAAATATAGTTCCTAGACCATTCCATCCACCATATTTATTAAATAGGGGGTGGGTATTACTAATAATTATATCTGTTACTCTTGCAGTAATAAATTGAGCATTCAATGTCTCCAATTGAGAAAAAATATCTTCTCTATTTTCAATATTTGAATTTAGTGTTGCATTTAAACCAGAAAAACCTGCTTTATTCATTTCCTCCCTTTTTATCTTCGAAATTAGTATTTAATTTATCTAATTCTTCCATTAACTGTTGTTTTTCATCTTCCGTTATACCTAGTGTATCTTCGCTATTACTATTATTTAACGCACGCTGTACTATAGTAGCCATTTTAATTAATTGTTCATCGTTACGAACGCCAATATCCATATATTCTTTGATAAGTGGTACAATTAAAGTAGCATCACCAATATCATTGATAAGAGGTTTAAGTTCGGATATTAAACCCGATATTTGTTTTTCTTTCTTTTTTTGATTGTTGTATATCTCTTCCAAGATGTTAGAGAATTTTTTCTTCCCAAATACAACACTATCTAATGATCCCATAATGTAGTTTTGTTATAAATATGAATATAAGAAGGATTTAGAATCTAGCGTAACCATTTTCTAAATAAAAGATATATTGTAATTTAAATATATCATGTAATTTATCAGCTATTTTAGTAATTTTAGGTGTTTTTACATCTACAATTTCACGAATGTATATATATAATGCCTTTTTATTAAATACTTCTATAGTTTCTCGCTTTCTAAATAGTTCAAGTATAGCATCTGCTATTTGGGCATCATTTTTCTTTGGAAAAAGTTCTAATATATTTTGTGTAGTATATTCTACAAATAAATCTATATAATTATCTAAATCACTCTTAACTTTATCCTCACCCATTCTATAAGTGTGAGTTGAGTTTTCTCCAGTTAATACATCAACATCAACTTTTTTAATTTTTTTAGTATAGTTTTTAGTATTATATAATATTAACCACCTTTTTACTATCGTACCAAAATAAGAGTAGGCCTTTGCCCCTCTACTAGGATCAAATAAATGCATTTTAGTTAAAAGAAAAGTAATGATTTCATGTTGGAGGTGCTCTAAATTTTCTACCTCTGTATGGTAAAATTTAAAGGTATGAATTATATTTTGTGTGAGTTTAAAGAATGGGTAATGTATATGGGTTTCATATATTTTACTTCTTATCTCAGAGTCAGGTTGATTATTATATTTAACAATATAGTCCTCTGTTTCTTGAGTAAAATAATTCTTACTCTTTTTTCTTCTTTTCTTAATTATAGCCATTTAGTTGATTCGGAATTTATCCATTCCTTCTTGTAAGTTCTTAATTTGTTTAAAAAACCAACCAATTTCATCATCACTTTCAAAAGATCCTTTAGCATCAATCTTTTTTAATCGATCACTAGTAAATTCAAGTTGTTTATTAAATTCCCCAATGTATTCATTGTATTGGACTATAATGTCTTCGGCTCTTTCATTTTTGCGTAAAAGGTTAAAAGTCGTATATCCTAAGATAACGACTAATAAACTTAATATTACTAATATGGCTTCTATCATTATAAGTTGTCTAACATACTCTTTAATCCCGGGCTTGATATTGAGCTAAGTGCCCTAGTTTGAGTATTTGGTTTTTTATTTGACGCCAATGTATAATTTTTCTTTGGCGTCGCCACGCTACCCTTTGAGAACTTTGGTAACCACTCTATTTCAAATTCAATACGTGCCGCCATCATGTCAGCTTGGTGCAAAATAAATGGAAGTGAGGTGCGAGGTTTCTGTTCTGGCATGAATGATTTTAAATATTTCTCATTTGCTGAGTCATATAAACCATCATGTGTCTGGATAGCAATCATTTCATTAAAAGTATATTTAATATCATGTTGCTGAAGTAGAAATAATCCACGATCTGGAACGGCTGCGAATGGTAATGCTTTATTAAACATATAATCTTCACCTAATTTATCACGTCTCCAATTATCTGTCTGAGGTACATATGCTTCTTCAGTATCAGATCCCATTTTACCTAAATCATGGTTGATCGCCGAAAATACCAATTCTTCCTGGGTAAATGTCGTCATATCACAACCAAATCCTTCCCATACAGCGGACATGGACAATGCTGCTTTTACAACTCTATTAACGTGATCTACATACCCACCTGGGAATGCTGAATGATATTCTTTCTTATGGGCTGCTGGCATTAATATAATACGGTCCTCATATTTACTATAAAAATCAAGTAAACGCTGTTTACGATCTCCAGTAATAAATGTCTCAATGTTAGTGTTAAATTCGATCCAATTTGATTGGATTTGTTCCGCGGATAATTTCATAACTCTTATTTTTTAAATTTAATTTATCTATAAATAGCTGTTTTTGCACTTTCAATAAGTTCTCTAGCTTCATTAATTGTTTTTTTATAAACCTCTAATGGTTCTTGTCTTGAAACAATAAATTCTAGGTGGGAAAATTTGCCTTCCAATTTTTCTAATAACCCGATTACATAATCTTGATTTTTCATAATATATTTGTTATTTATTATATGGGTAACGTTACCCCTTTTTTGCCTTTATTTCCATCTCCTTCTTATCCCTAATTTCCTTAAAACCTGTAATACAAATGTACGAGAAGAATTTTGAATATCCTAGTTATTTTGTAATTACTTTTACTATTTCTTTTATTTTATGTAAGTGTGCGCATTTTCTGTATTCTTCATAGTTTTCAAAGAATTTAACTGCACCATCTAATGTTTTATAAAATATTTTAGGATCAAAATTAATAATAGCATCAACATCTTCCTTCTTATCTAAATCAATCTGTTTAATATAACTCCATGCTCTATGGTATACAGTATATTCAGATGCTTCTTTAGTTGACTCTACATTATAATCAGGCTGTTCTTGTTTTAGAAATTTTTCTAATTTTTTATGGAATACTTCGTGGTTTTGAATAAGTTTGACAAACATTCCGATTTTGGCATAAGGTCCGTTCATAAAATCTTGGATTTCATCCTTGGTTTTATCACCATTGATTTCTTTCCCGTCTACAAATAATTTAAATATTTTATCTTTGTCTATCATATTCATTTTATTATAAATATATGCTAGCTCCCTAACTCCTTAATTTCATTTTCAATATCAACCTTAATTTTTACTAAAATTTCATATTCAGACACAACATCTTTCTTATCTGGGTTTTCAGGGTGATATCTCCATAATTCTTCCATTACAGTTGATGTAGCTACTAAATCATTAATTAATTCTACTTTTTGTTGGTCTAATTCTTCTTGTTTTAACATGTTATTTAAATTTATTGCCGATTAATATAATATTATCTTTTGCCTCTTCCAAGCTAATGTGAAAAAATTCTTTTTTATTATTAACTCTAAAGGCTTTTAATTTCTGATGGGTCATTCTTTCTACTATTTCACCATTAAAACATTTATAAGCCCATTCTACTTTATAAGGTGTTGGAACACCAGTAGCAGAAGATATTTGGATTGCTCTTTCCTCAGGTTTTAGTTTAGTATAACCAATTTTTAAATATTCTTTAGGTAAAGAGGGGTTTGATAATATATATACCCATTGATCTCCTTCACCTTGATCGGCATAAAGCCCATACTTTTTTTCGGTATAATACGTTACATCTTCCCATCCCTCACCTCGTTCACTTGGGGTAATGGTAAAAAAAGCTGCGTTTTCAATACCGGTATTTCCGTAATTTTCACGAAGGGGAATAAACCCCTCCGCTACTTTATTTGTTATCCTTTCCATTATGCTACGAATTCTAATGCCTTACTAAACATTTTCTTGTTAACATCCTGATCTTGCTTGAAATTTTTAATAACTCTCGCTTGACGTTTTTTACCTGATTTGGTAATATATTCGAAATTACCTTCAATAATATTCTCTTGAACACGATTAAATACTTCCCAAAGCATATTTCCTTCATCTTTCTTACGTTGAGATTCTAAAACTTCCTCAATTGCGTGTTTATCAAAGGTATTATCCGTACCTTCTACTCTAATATCTAAAAATGATTTAGCAAGATTAAATATTTGCTCTTCTTCTAATTCAACATTTTTCATTTTATTCATAGCTTCAACAGTTAAAGGTAATTTTCCAACCATCTCCTTAATAGTATCTTGTAAAGTTGAAAAATCATAACCCATATGACGAATCTTAATATCCTCAAATGTATCTGTAGTTATAACTAAACCATTTGCACAAATCATACGAAACAACCCAGCTGTAAATTGAAATGAATTTTTTCCATCGTGAGAATTAGTAAGTAATACTTGTGGGTAAACAGTATCACCATCTTCCCCATGAATTACAACATCATTATTTCTAAAAACAACTAAATGCTTTTGAAAACCATTTGTTGATTCTTTTCTTGATTGAACTTCTTGGGCATCAACAACACCCCATCCTAATAATTCCATATCTTTGATCACTTGATCAGTTGGAATGTGTGTGTACTTATCACTCGTATCTTTTGAACCAACTTTGGTAAAAATACTTGGAGCGATTGCTCTTAACTCTTCTAAACTCTTAAACTCTGTACTTTCGTAATCTAACATAAACCTTTATTTTTAAATTAATTAATTGTTGCTAATTATTAACAACACGTGAATATACGAACCCTAGCCCGGGAAGCCAAGCCTCCCGTGCATTACTTTCGATTACTTTTTAAACAATAAACTTGGTGAAACTCTCATTTGTGCTCCTATTCTTCCATTACCAACATTTAATTTTTCAACTGTAATAGTTTTACTATTAACTTTGATAACTTTAAATTGATCATTTTTATTAACTCTTCTATGGTCAATACCTACTGTATCACCTACTCTAAATGATTCTTTTGCATCATTTCTAAGTTCTGATCTTTTTCTATCAACAGCAAATCTAATTTTATTGAACTCTGCTAATTCTGAATTTTGAATGAAATCTAATACTTCTTGTAATTTTAACATAACCTTTATTTTTAATTAATTTTAATCGCTCGAACCATTCGAACACGTAAATATACGAACCCTATCCCGGGAAGCCAAGCCTCCCGTGCATTACTTTAACTTACTTTATAAGCACTATTTACTTTACGTGTTAGACGCTTATCATCTCTCCAATTACCTTTTATTACACCATCAATTAAGGCGAATGCATGTCCTTTTACTGTAATAATATAATTACCTTCACTATGTGCTTTAACAAATTCCTTTACTTTATAAGGCACTTGTATTACCTCACGT